CATTTCATCCTCGCTCGGAAACATCGCCTGGAGTTCTTCCAGGCTGTAATCCGGCGAATCACAGTCGCAGTCCTCGTTATCAGATCCATCGATGGCCACCATCGCTCCGCAGCCACCACGGCACCGCTCAAGCATCGGCTCGCCGTTCATCAGGCATCCGCCGCCGTAGCACAGATCGTCGATACAGCCATTACCAGTCGCTGGGCAAATCGCCATCACGCTCTCCTTGACCCTCCGCCGCGCCGTCTGACCACGGACGCGGGGAGGGAGTTTTGTCAGGATGTCGCCAGTTCGGCCGGCGCGTCCACAGCGTCGGGCACCTGATCGGCCATGTAGTCGCCCGCGATCTGCTTGACCCAATCCGGCCGCTCATTCCACAGCCGGTTGAATTCCGAGGCGACAGCGGCGGTTGACCGCTTACCGTTGCCCATCAGCAGGTCGGTCTCGACTACCAATTCATTCTCGACCGCAGCCTTAATGGCGTGGTTGACGACCTGGTTGGCGTGCACGCTGATCGTCGCGCCGCGAGCCGCCAGAACCTCGTTGACGGCCTTTAACTGGTCTTCGATCCATTGCCGAGCGGGGCTCTTGCCGGCCCTCTCGGTCGGCCACGCGCTCGACGGGCGATCGACAACGGAAGCCTTGGCGAGCTCTTCAACCGTCTCGGCGACTGGCGGGTGGCGATCCTGGACGCGTTCTCCGTTCTGGCGAAGCTTGGCGGTCAGGTTAGCGTGCGCGGTCTGCTCAACCGGCGTGACGTCGATCGCGTCGGCCGTCTCTTCCTCTGAGTAAACACCCATGATCACGCTCGGAAGCACGGCGCGGACGCCAGCGGTTACGGCTCGAGCTCGAAGCATCGCGGCCGGGAACTTCTTCCAATTGGCGGAAATCTCTCTCTTGCTGTCTTTCCAGCACGTCGCGACCCCGGAATCGTAAAATTCCTTGAATGTCAACCGGATCGAGAACGGCTCTTTACCATACGTCGGGTGACTGAACTCCGCGATGCATTCCTCCGCGTCGCTCTTGAGCCATTTCACCCGGCCTCCAGCCGCTTGGAATTCGGCCTGCATGGTGTCGGCCCGCATCGACGGCTTGCCTTCAATGATGTGATACCTCGTTAGGGCCTTGATCGGGTGTAGCCCCTCCGACTCGGCCAGCATCATCAGAGTCAGCACTTGTGGCGCGGACATCTTGAAAAGGCCCGACTTGGAGACCTGTTCAGACATCTCTCGCAGCACGTCCCACTTCTCGCGGGCGATGTCGAGCTGGCCGCCTTGCTGTTCGTACTTTTGAATCCCGTTACTCACCTTCTGCCTCCCCGTTTGAAACCGTGAACCGAACGTAAGTTGACGCCTTGGCGAACTGGGTCCGCTCCTTGACTTGGACGATTTTTCGCTTGAGCGTGTACGGGCCGCATGTGGCCGTTGAAGCGTTGCCCATCGCGAGCAAGAGTTTGGCTTTCGCCTCATCCTTCGCTCGCTCCAGGGTCTTGATATGGCCGCCGCAGTTCTCGAAGTAGCCAATGGATTCCCGAAGATCATCGCCCAACTCAACCGCTGGCCCGTCATCTCGGTTGAAATGCCGAGTGATCGCCCGAATATCCTCAGCCCCAAACTCAGCCGGTGGCGTGCCGTCCTGCACCTGCTTCCAGAATGCTTCCTCCAGCCGAATCATCTCGGTGATCACGTCGTCGTTGCGTTCGACCGTGTAGAGCCGGAATGACGGGTCCGCGCACCAGACCGCGAAGATGACGTGATCAAGATTCGTGACGGCCATTTGGTGTTGCGCTTGGATTATCCACGGCTCGGGCAGGTTGGCCGAATCCCCTTCCTCTGGTAGCCTCCGCGTCGTCCAAGCGCCCGCCAGTTTACACTCCACGATGTTGTCGCCCGAGTCGTAAGCGTCGATCGTGGCGAGCATCCACGGGATATCCTGGCCGTGCTCGTGGACCTGGGTGGCTACGATGCTCGTCCCTGTGCGATCCTCGTACATCTGGAGAATCGCGGGCTCCGCAGCCAGGCCCATCCTCATCGCTTCGCTGGGCTCATCTGGCTCGAGGTCGCCCCGCTTGTCGAGCCATAGCCGCAGGCGGCTTGGCGTGGTTCGCACGCCGACGACCGTGGGCGCGTCGGATGCACCGATGCCCTTGCGTCTGGCTGCTAGCCATTCGTCTCTTGCTACACTCAACCCCATCGACATTTCACACTCCCCTTTGTAGAATCACCTTGTCACCCCTCGCAGCCCAACCCGGCATTACGACTGCCGGGCGGCTGCTTCAATTCCTGTCTTTGGCCAGCTCTGCACATTCATCGAGGCCCTTTTGAAGCCCTTCCCAAGCCAAATCGACAATGCGCTGTAGCGCCGACTGGCTAAATGGAATTCCCACCGCCTGCATGGCACCAATAGCCAGAACATTGCAGATCGCGGATAGCTCATCGTCGGCATCGTGGCTGCCTGACGAGTCGGATATCAGCCTCATGATCTGATAGGCCCGATCAGTCCGATTCATTTCCCCGCCTCCGTCAATTCCGCCGCCTCTTGATCGCTCAGCGTTGCGGCGAATTCGGCGACGCGGGCCTCCTGTGCCGCAGCCTTGGTGCAGGCTGGGCAGCGCCAACGACGCATGCCGCCGGAATTGGTTCTACGAGACCACCCGGAAAGGCGTGCTTGTTCCGCGCCGAGATGCGCATTCGGGCATTTGAACGGTTTCGTGTCGCAGTCATCGCACCAGATCACGAGGCCGTAAAACTCGCTCACGTCGCCACCTTCTTTCTCGCTGACGGGTCGAAATACTCGGTGCCGTAGAACTCACACGACCATTTCAACTGCCTTCGCAAAATCGCGATGTTGCGGTGGGATACCTGGATGGCATCCATTTCGTTGCAGATCATCTTCGCCACGCTGGTCGGCGATGGGATCACTGGGTTTGGCTGCGGCTTCTCGGGCTCTGTCGTCGGGTCTTCCGGTGCGTTCGGCAAGTTCGCGCTCCTCCAAAATGTCTTGAACGGTCGATCTGTGAATCTGGTCAAACGTGTCGCTGCCACTGAGTTGTGGGAGCAACTCCTGTAGCTCGTCTGTCGGCCAACGCTCATGTGAAGCGCGGCAGTACAGGGCGAACCGCTCGCAGCCGGCAACGAAGTCCTCATGGGCGCGATCGACGGTTACGTCGTGGGGCATTGCTCGGCCTCCTTGTGGAAGCGGTAGCGTGTGAACCCCGTCGTAATGACCGCCTTTCCCGGGTTTTCGACCATCGTTCTCAGTGCGAGATCAACGTCGTGGTAATAACCGGACAGCCGACGGCGCAACTTCTGGGGGTCGACGTCCTCCCATGTGTTGCCGTCTTCTGTCCGCTGGAATCGGCCAAGCTTTCCAATCATCGCTGCGCTCATCCCCTCCCCCTTTCATCGCGGGCTTGCGGTTAGGCGGTAACGGCCTGGCACACGATCATCGCCTCAAGGCACTCGAGAGCCGCCGAGCGCAGCGAGGCGCGGAATGGCGGCATCGGCAGCGGCATCGGCAGCGGCAGCGGCATAGGCATAGGCACGGATTTTGCGCGCCGCATCTCTCGCGACTTCCGCGCTCTCGCGAGCGACCACAGGAGGGACAGCCTCAAGCTCTGCCGCCCACTCTTCGCGCTTGAGCGTTCGCAGCCACATCGGGGCAAACTTCCGCACCGCGTAGTCAGCCGCGATAAAGCCGCGCTGAGCCGACAGTTCGCGATCGCCCTTCGTTCCAATCGTTCGCGGCAAAAACGGCTTGAGCTCGTCTCGGTGATCGCGGAATAACCACGAGTCATTGAGTCGGATGATGTACCGCCGAATCACGGGGCAGACACATTCAGGCGAGTCGTTGAAATGCGTGTAGCCAGCAAGCCAGGAAACGGCTTGCATCGCGCACACATCGACGTATCCATTGACGCCTTTGCCAGTCCCTTCGCGGAGATGAAACTCTGGTTGAAAGAATCGTTCGAGGCGTTCAGGCAATACTTGCACGGACATGGCGACACCTTTCGGTCTGTTCGGGGTTAATCTTGATAGAGATTGAGCGAATGCCTATGCGGTTTGGCGTTCGCTCTCAATGCCGTACTCAGCCGGGTCGATTCCCATGCCGATAGATAGAGCCTCAGTAACCAGGCGCGCAACCGACCAGCCACGCCGGTTGGCCTTGTCGCGGATTTTCTCGGCAAGATCGGTGGGAATGTTCTGGTTGAACTGCTCCTTTTCGATCTCTGGAAAGCGTTTCTTCATGTCTCGATTCCTCATGGGTTAGTATTCACTACTAGAAAAACTATAGCATCGACTGTGTAGTGAGTCAATGACTCAATGGTAAATTCCGTCAATTACTCAGTGTGTAGTTATAAACTGAGTATTGACACAGACTTAGGGAATTCACAATACTTGTCCCGTGGCGCACGTTGGCCCTTAGTCGCGGTGGAACAACAGTATGGAACCGAGAGAATTCTCAACCGAAGACCGAATTCAATTCGTTTCGTTGAGCGATATGAAGCGCGCAGTCCAAGACGCAGCCGATGAATTGAAAGAGGTTCTCGGCTATAGCGTTGGAACCGCCCGGCTTATGAACGCACTTTGGGCGCGGTACTTGTTGATGTCACCGCAAGACCGCCTCGTCGCGATCGCGCCCGCGTTGGAAGCACTGGATAAAGTGAGAAAGACTCGCCCTAGGTACAAATTTAAGTTTGTACATAAGGGCGATGCGGAGATTGATAAATTGAGGTCAATTGCGGGAGGGATCGACGGCCTTCGCGTCGGCGACAACGCCCCCGTAGATTCGAGTCGCACACGCGACAACAATGCCATCGTCTGATGTCGAACTCTGCCAGAGCTCAGAACCTGATTCCGGGCGTTCAGCCCATTCCTCTTTATTCATCGTCAGAACGAACGTGTGAACTCTTGATCCGTCAGGGAAAACGTGCTTGAACGTGACTTGCCTCATGGTTTGCCGCTCCGTCCTGGCAGGATAAAAATGAATTCGGTTATGCTATGCAAGGCGTTTTCAAAAGACAATACAGTAGTTCCAAAATCTTTGATGCGTCAATGGGGTGTCACGCCCTGGGATTTGCGGCCAGTGCCACATGCCGCCCTTCGATCCAAGAACGCGCGAGGGTTTAATAGCTTTTCGGTCGCAATCTTGCGCGAGTGATAAACTGACTGGGGCGATAGCTTGAGCTTCTTTTGGATCTCTGGCCAGTCGTAACCGATGCAAAACATCTCAAGGAGTTTCCGTTGGTGGGTGCTCAGCAAATAAAACCTGCACCGAAACAGTTCAGCCAGCTCGCGGGTCTCGATGCGCGTAATGTGGCAATCGCGATCAAGTGCGGCCGCAAGATCCTCTGCCCGCTCTGTTCGGTTGTGTCGGCCCCACACTTCCCAGCGTCGGGATTCGTCGATCAGCCGGCGTTGAACGCACAGTTTCGCCCATCCGCTGAATGTGACGAAGTCGGGTGGCTTGCCTGCCGCAGCCTCACAGATAGCCTCATGCGCGATACTGAGGCGATCTTCAAATGGTATTCCAAACCCGTAGCGGCGAGCCCACGCGCGAGCGTTGCCCAGATGCTCGACCACAAGGGCCTGCTGAGCCTCTGTGAGTCTCAATGGGCCGCTGCGCCGAGTTGCCACGTTACACCAGCAGGGCTGATGGCAGTTACTTGGATGAGCGCATACTGGCCAGCACAATGGTATGTCGGCTCAAGGCCGGAATCGCTTGAGCCCAAAAACAGCTTGCCAAAGTCTGGGGCACTGCCGGTCACAAGCACTTGGGCCTTGAGGGTGCCCAGAACGGCTGCGGGTTGCGTGTTCGCGCCTGGAATCGAGTCGACGAACACAATCGTGAATACCAACCTAGCGCCCGCCGCGCTGGCTGTACCGCCCACGGAGAGCGTGCTACATCCCGTCAGCGCCACTGGCGGGACTGCTGAGGCGTCGGGGTCTGGGGCGGTTATGGTGCGGACTGGGAGAAGGAAGGCCATATGCTAGAGTCCTTCGCTGTCGCGGTGCTTGCGGTCGTGGCGTTTGTGGGGTATCCGTGGATTAGAGAAGCGACGAGGCTATCGAAATGAATTCAGAACCGCCGATTGCGCTCTTTGTTATGCTTGGGTTGGTCGCTTATCTTTGTGTCTTCTGCGGATTCGGTAGCTACATTTCGAGCACCAAGAACCGCCCGCAAATCGAGGGCGCCATCCTGGGCGCAGTGTTCGGCCCGTTCGGGCTGATCGTCGCGGCATGTCTGCCTAGCAACTCGCGCACGGACTGACGTTTGGGCCGTCCGGGCTGAAGTAAACCTTTAGATTGGAGTCGATCATGCAAGCGTTGCTGTTAGCTGCCGCCATTGTTGGCCAGATAGGCGGAATGAACGGCGTGGGCCGCGACGGAATACCGCTTGACCCGTTTCCGCGTGACGTCGTCGGGCCGATCACTCGCGCGCAAACGCTAGCCGATGGCTTCCCGCCGCCGCCAATCCAAGTTCCGGCTCTGGTTCCACCGCCGGCCCAGAGGTTGCCGCCGCCGGCTGTGATCAGGGATAATCGGACGGCGCGGGCGCAATTCGCCAGACGATCGTCTCGCCGCATCAAGAGGGGATTATAGGGTTGCATCCACAATCCGCAGCAGGTTTCGGCTCGCTGCCGTGCTCGGCCTCCCGTGGATATAGCGCCCATGCCTTGGCACGCTCGATTGCCGCCGCGCGGACGCAATCACGTTTAGGGATATTCGGATTCTCCTCTCGTCCGAACGTGTCGTAATACCAATGATCGGGGCAGCCGACGAGGGCTGCCATTGCTTCCGGAAACGTCAATTGATTTGTATCGTTTCGCCGAACGTTCCGATTAATAGCACGTTCAACGGAGAACACGATAGGCTGCCTGGGTCAACATGAAGTGATCCTCCGCTTGACGTGTCGCGGGCCTGGGATAGCACTAGAGCGCCACAGTGGTTATCGCTATATTCCGAATAAGTGTAAATTGTTCTCCCCGCGGTGCCGCACGTGATCGTGAATTTTATGCTCACAACTCCATCAGGAGATACGCACCCGGTAGCCCAAGCGCAACCTCCTGTCCATACCAGCGTGGCGGTTCCTGACCCTCCAAACGCGGTGGAGTAAGTAATCGTCAAATTTGCCTGCGGCAGATTGCACGGCAGACATGTGCACGCTGGCGTCGTGCACCCGCATCCTACGACATCCCATATAGACCAGCATGCCATCAGCAGGCCACCGCGATTATCGAGAACGTGCCGTCAGCGTTTTGTTCCACAAGACATACCTTCCCGCTCGCGATCGCGTTAGGGAGTGGGTTGTATACGCTTGCAGCAGTATTGACGATGGAAAATGCTCCGCCGCTTATTTTTGAGACGGTCTGGTTTGTCAAAGGTCCGCCAGGCGATCCGCCCGAAGCCGCTATTGCTCCGCTTAGCGTGCACTGCATCGGGCCACTATCTCCTCCACTTCCCGTTCCCCCGCCCGTCGCCGCGTACTGATTCTGCGCGACCTGCCCGAGTTGTTGCTTGACCGCCGCAAGCTCTTGATCGAGCGCTTTCAGTTCGGCTTCAAGCCGAGTTATTCTTGCTTCGCTGTTTGTCATTGGGTTGGGTCGACTCCTCTACCGAACACTTGATCTTGCGCCTGACGTTCTTGCCCCTGCATGTCTCGCAAAGCATCCGCGCCCCGCGTATCGGTCTCGCTCTGGGCCATTTGGCTCTGTGCGGCCTGCTCGGCTCCTGATGCTCGGCTCATTGCCCGCTGTTCGTCGGCGTTGAAGACTGGGCTGAACAGGTTGGATTTATCCATATTTGCGTTCATGAACGCGGATTCCAGAACGTTGCCGGACGGCATGCCGTTGACGCTCGTGCGGAACGACGCTTGCCCTGACAGCGCGCCGCCTTGCGCGTAGCTTGGATGAACATACAGCCGATCGCCCGAGTACATTTGCCGCTTCGTCGTGAATCCCAGCCGGGTCGCCCAGAACGAGCCGCCGGTTTGGGTCCACTCAAGCGAAGCTGTTCTCACAGGGGCTGCCATCGCCTCGTACGAGGTCGTTCCGGTGAAGTTCGCGAGATTTAGCGCAATCGGGCTTCCCGGCGTCAGAGCAGCCAGGTACTGGCCGATGTACGTTATCTGGCCCTCTTGGACGACATTGGAAACCGTGGCGTGAATCTGCTGCGCCAGCGTCGTCATCGCGGTGGCGCTGCCCTGATCCCACCATGTTTCGTAGTCGCGGATCAGCGTCCTCTGAACGTTGAACCTGGAGAATGCTGTTCCGGCATAGCCAGAGCTCGGATAGCTGACGCTCATCGTGCCGCGGCTGTACGGGAGCACCATCTGGATGTCGGTGGCTTGCTGAACGTGCGACCCTCCCGCCAGCAGTGCGGCCTGTGAATTGAAGTAGGTCACCCACGGCTGATAGAACAGGATGTAGCCGTTATTGGTCCCGTCGTACGGCACAATTTCAAACGACGCCGGGAAAGACCACGGAACGCCACCAGACGAGCCAATGATCACTCCAGCCGGATACCACGTCTGTTGAACCTGCCCCTGGAATGGTGCCCACTTGACCGCATAGTTGAACTGGTTTACGAGGTGTTGCGCGATGTAGGTGTTTGCGATGTTCAGCCGCCGGTAAGCCTGGCTGACGCCGGGTGGAGTGCCAAAGATTTTGTAGGTGGTGTAGCCTGAGCTGGAGAATGGAATATCGACTGTCAGAATCGACGTGCCGCCGGCAGTCAAAGCTGTATTGGCCGTGATCCGCCTGTATTCCGTCATGGCCAGCCCGGTCGAGCTGGCATTGATGGCCGACACTTGGGCCTGGATGCCACTCCAATAGTTCGCTGCCCATGTCAGGCTGCCATTGCTTGACTGGACCGTCAGAGTCGTCGACGACATCGACGTGACGGTTCCGTGATCGGTCCCCGTGCCGCTGTTCAGGTAGTTGTTGATCGTCCACGACGCTTCGAGGTTGTCTCCCGCTGCCGCGTGCGGGTCAACCAGCGTGGCGTTGCTGAGCGCGAGGTACGCCGGCTCTACGTTGTCCCGGCCACGGTTGATGACCTGCGTATAGCACTCGCTGGTGTCCTCTGAGATCGCATCCAGCAGGATCGGGTCGGTGCCGAACGTCAGCGTCTGGGGTGTTAGCGTTGTGGTGTCGATGCACCGAATCAGGCCCGTGCCCGTGATGGTGACGGCATAGCGGCTGCCGTACCACAGTTGCATCAACTGGTCGACCTGGCTCCATAGCCGGTTGCCCTGAATGTAGACCGGATCGGGCGGAACGACCGTGAGCGCTGATAGCTGTGTCGCCGTCGTCGAATCCGTCGTAACGCCGATCGCGCCAAGTTGCGCGGAATGCTGCGCGAACAGCTGCGAGAGGATCGTTCCAACGCTCAATCCCGCTTCCGTGGGCTGGTAGTTGATGTTGGTCGACGGCAGATTGAACACCATCGTGCCGGTGCCGTCTGACGCCGTGATTGGGATCAAGTAGGCGCCGAACTTGAGCGACAGCGCTCTGTAGCCGATCGTGCCGGATTCGCGAGTGAACCCGGACGGGCCACGCCAGAAGATCCAACCGCTGAAAACCGTTGTGCCGCCGATCGACAGCGTTACGGCCTGCTCTGGCGCGAACGTGCCGGGCAGATTTGCGGCAAGCTCGGAGAATTCGAGCTCGTCAGGCCCGTCTAGATTGAGCTTCCAGCGGTTGAGCAGGATCTTGGCGGTGGGCCGATTGACCGCTGAGCCCGCGATGGTGAGGATTGAGGCGGTCAAGCAAGGTCAGCCGTCGTTGCCCTGCATCATGGATTCCTGAACGCGCTCGTGCTGTCGTCGCGCGAAGCGGGTCTGGTAATCGATCTGCGATTTCAGGAAATCATGCCGCCGGTGGATCGAATCCATCATTTGATCGGTAGCGTTATTCAGTTTGGCCCAATCAAGCTCTTCCTTGTAGCCTCGCTCGAGTGAAACGTTCGCATCTTCGAGCCTATCCGTTACTTGATTGAATCGGTGCACTTCCCTGGCTCGCTGCTGTTGACGCTGCTGAGTCTTGGCCTGTGTCTCGCGTTGTTTGTTCGTCCGCTCCACCAGGTCAGCCACTTGGAGCGCTTTCGCGTTCTGTTGGTCCTGCACCGTGACGTCGCGATTCCAGTCAGCGTCAGCATCCTCTTGGGCGTCGATGCGCTGCTGGCGGTCCTTCGCTTTCACGGCCAGCCGCTTCTTGATTTCCGCAGACCTCTTTTCTTTGACGAGCTTTCTGGTAGCCTTTCGTTCTTTCCAGTCCGAATTGCCCGCGTTGAATTCATCCATCTCGTCATCGAATTTGCGGATCGCATCCGGGCTGTTCGCTTCAATCTCACTCGTAATATCTTCCGGCGCGTATTCCTTTAGCCGCCGCAGTGCCGCTGCGCCCTCTGGGCCGGCCTTGGTGGCGTCTACAACGGTTTGCTCACCGATTCGCCGCCGCACCTTCAGCAGTAGCTCGTGGCGCTCTTGTTCGGCCTTCTCGCTGGTCTGGCGGGCTTGTCGCTGCTGTGCTTCGATGGTTGCGGGGTCGCCGAACTGAGCGGACGCTTTGATCTGCTCTTCGCTCAAGATGCGCTGGTTGATACCGCCAATCTCTTTCATCTCTTCTGGGGACATCGCCTCAAGAACACGCTTCTCACCGATCTTGTTGGCGATCGCTGCGGCGGTCCGCTCTGCGTTGGGGCGATCTTCCAGGATGGCTTTGAGGTTCGCCGCAGCCTCTTCCTCTGGCGTGGTCGGCTTGACGGTCATTTGCAAAAAGGCTTCGTGGACCTTTTTGACCTGCCCCTCGAATTCCTTGAGCTTCTCTTTGGCTTCCTCGATCGCCTCTTTGGTCTCGCCGCCGAACGCTCCCTTGAACGCCGTGGCCAGCACGCCCAGCCCGACGGCGCCGGCAGAGATGATGCCCGCCATTCCGCTTCCCATGCCCAGCCCCATTAGGATCTGCGGGATGTTGTTCTGGATGGATGCCAGAGCGGGAAGGAATCCGTTTTGGATCTGGCTCGTGAAGTCCTGGAAGGCGTAGGACGCGCCAAGGATGCCGCGCCCGCCCGCGCCACGCTTGCCGGTCACCAGGTCCATTTGCTCGTTCAGGGATCCGAGCTGCGATGCGCCCGCGTTCGACTGGTCAAGAAAATCGCGTAGCGATATCTTGCCTGTGTCGAGCTGCACCTTCAGGTCTTTGAGTTCGGCCTTCTGCTGCGCGATCAACTTGGTGAGCCCATCGACGGACTCTGAGCCCACCATGTCGAGAACAAGGCGGATTTGGTCTTCTGAAATTGCCATCGTTACACCACCGCGATCGTGAAGTCTGTAGCGGCCGTCTTATCGAAGAAAATCTCGTTTTGCAGCCCTTGATAGCCCGGACCGTCCAACGGCAGATCATCATTGATGCCGCCGATGTATCCACTGGCCTCTCCGGTGATCGTGACGCTTTTCGGGACCGCATTAGCCCAGCCGGCAACCCACGTCAGAGGCGTCTGTGCCTCGTAGTTCTGGCGGAACGTCGCCGCCGTGTACTGTGGCGTCATCGTGAAGTTGAGATCACGCCCGGAGTAATAGCACGCCGAAATGGTCGTCGTTTCGTCCCATGTCGGCTGAAGCACGTTGTTGATCGTGACGTTGAAGTCTTTGTACTTCGTGACCGGCGTTCCGCCGAGCGTGATGTTGCCAGCCGTGTTGACGTGCTGGTAAGGATTCTCGGTCGGGTAGCTCGATTGCGCCGGTTGAGCGAAAACCGTGAACGTTGCGTCCAGCGACTGCAAGATCCAATCGATTTCCATCGATACATAGTCTTGCTGGGCCGACGACATGATCCGCAGCGAGTGCACCATGCCGCCCAAGTAGCGTTGCACTCTGGTCGAGTCGTAATACTCAATCGAGTAGCTTCCGAGCTGGTTGGACGTCAAGGTCGTTGCGGCCGTGATCCAATATGCGGCCTGCGTCGGGTACAGCAACGTCTTGAGCGTGCCGACGATAACAAGCCGGTTGGCCAGCACCTGGATACGCCGGTTGCCAGCGTCAGCCGTCCTGATGATCTGCCGCGCCGGCACGATGCGCGCCGTGAACGAATTGCCGCCGTACAAGCGCGGGAATGCTGTTGCGCCAGCGCCGGTGAAAACGCCGTAAGAGGTTTCCTTGAAAAGCTCAATCCATGTCTGTCCAGCCCAAGCCATTGGCGTTCTCCTACGTGTTAATCAGCATCGCGCAGCGAATTCGCCCGCCGCCTACGCGGTAGCGGAACCCCTCATCGATCCGAGGGCTTGAGTAAGCGTTGAGAGTCATTTCCGGTCGCAGAATGAGGGCTTGCGTCAGTTTGCTCTGCACCGCCATCGCCTCGCTGATGGACTGCGAGAAAACAGCCCGGCGGATCAGCGCCCAGAAGTTCATGAGATTGACTACATCCAGCCCTCGCACGCCGATCACGAAATCGACCGTCATATCCATCTTGTGCTGCCCCTCCGTGATCCAAATGGACTGCGTTGCAAACGGGTCCATCCGGATATAGGGGCAAAGCTCGTAGGACGGCTCAAAGAGTTCTTCGTCGGTGTCGTGCTGAGCCAGGAATGTCTTGATATGCGGGCTCAGCGTCGGATCTTTCCTGATTACCGATTCGAGCGCGCGAAACGCCACGCCTTCCTCCGCGGGGGGACTGATATCGATCTTGGGTGACGCCTTGGTACTCAAGGGAGAACCGCCGCCTTGTAGGCGATGTGCTCGCGGATCATGAGTCGCGCCCAGTTCCGCATTGCGTCCATCGCCTTGGCCATTCCGGCTGGGCGCACGCCGCGCAGGTCGCGCTGAATCTGGCCGATGCCCTCAAAGTGGTACTTGAGGAATTGCTGGCCGTGGATGTCCACGACTTCATCCCATGCCCCAATCGCCATCCATGCTGGTTCACCGTAAGGCGGTCCCGTGAATGCTGTCTTGAGATTCGTGATCACGCGGCTGAATTGCCCTCTGGGCGCGAGCGGTGGGCCTGATAAAAGCTGGTATTCGGCATGGGTCAGATTGTTGTTCCGCTCCACCCAGTCAGGCCCGATTCCGGTCAAGCCAGCGAACCGGCCTTTCTTCGCCGAAGCTGCCTGCCCACGGCGAAAACGCAGGAACATCTGTTTGCGGTCGGCTCGAGCCTTATCCTTGTGCTCTTTGTTGATTCGAGCCACTATTCCCTTGGCGTGGTAGCCCGCCTTGCGGCCTGCGTGCGCGACATTCCTGATTGGCGCGAGTGGCCGAGGCCGGTATGTGACCGGCGCCATCGGAACGCCATAGCGGTCCAGTCCGGCAAGCACGCCGGTCCGGTTGTCTTCGTTGATTATATTCATCCACGTTCGCATCAACGGGGTTGCATCGATATGCTTGAGGCTGGCGACGATGTTGGCCACTCGGTCAAGGCCCGTCATGTCAAGAACGGTGCTCATCGCGCTTGCCCTCCCGTTCCGAAAATCTGATGCCGTTGTCGCCGGCTACCCGTTTGGTATGCGGGTCGCCCTCAAGCCAGATCACGTCAGGGATGCGCGTAGGAAACGCATCGCACGATACCGGCTTCGCGGATCTATAGTGCTGGCACCGCAAACACGCGGGAGGTCCGACCGTCATAGCCCGAAAGCCTCTCTGATTTGGTTGATCTTGGGGTTTTCGGAATCAGTGCGCCAGCGAGCCCCCGCGAACGCTTCGGCGACCGCTTCAAGCTCGTTCGTCGCGCCGTACTCCGACACTTCTTGCCCCTTCAATGGGTCAAATTGGTAGCCGTTCGGCTCTTTGAACACCCGGTGTACTTCCAGGTACTTCTCCCGGGCCACCTTTCTCATGTGCTCGTCGGCAAGGTGCCCCACTTCGTGCGTCACAAAGTAGCCCGGCCCAGCATGCCCCACGTTCTTTGGTATCCAGCCGTTCGTTGCGCTGGACTGGAACGCCTTGTCGACTTTCGAGAGCTTCGCCCATTCCTCCCGAGCGAACTTGAGGGCCGCGCCTGCGTTGGAATGCTTCACCCACGCGATAGCGCCCTTCTGGACGCGATCTGCTGCCCCGAAGTCCACGACGCCTGCAAAAACGTCGGCGTACTTCTGACTGAGATGGTCGACCTCGTTGGCGATGACGTGCCACGACTCGAGCGGGATGCCCTCTACGTTCACGGTGGCGTTCGGGAACACGCCCTTCGCCCATGACTCGACTGCGGCATGGTCGGCGAACCTGGATGGCGCCACGGGGCTCTTGGTGGCCTTCGTCGCCCTTCCGGGCGCTGCCTTCATCAGATGCGTTGCATAAGCTGGCTGTGACGGCTTGGGCTTGGGGGCGTTGGCGGGCGTTGGCGATCCTGGAGAGCCCGGCGCGCCACCTGAACCGCCTGGCTTCGCCCAGTCGTATTGCAAGCCGCGCGTGTATCGTGGCCCTGAAATCGGGCTCATGACCTTTGGGTTGAGCGGCCTGCCCGGCAGTGACGCTTTCGCGGCCTGGCGGAAATATTTCTCCCACTCCTCTGGCGTCTTGAATCCCGAGTGCCTTCCCGCTGCAACCACTGCGTGACCGCCCATGAGGTCTAAGTAGCCGGTGCGGTAGCTGCCCGCCCTGGCTGGCTTCGGTGTAGCCTGAACGCGCCGTACGGGTTCCTCGTAGCGCCCGACCCTCCACTTGTTCCATCGCTCCCAAGCTTGAGCCTTGACGCGCGCCATGGCCTTGGGGCTGAGCCCGAATGCATCCCGGCCTTGAGCCCGCTGGGCCTCGAGGATGCGTGCCCAGCTATCTCCGGTAATCGCGTCGTATTTCCACCAAAACTCGGCACGGTCGGCCAATGCTTTTCCGGTCAAGAGCGAGCGGGTACGCGACTTCTGCCAACCAGGAATCAGGGGTGGCGCGTTGGGATCGCCTCTGCCGGATGGCGTCATGGCTGACCGGCGGTGCTTCTTCGTCTCTTCCGAGATCGGGCGGAATGGGAGGCCATCCTTATCCAGCCCTTTGGCCAAATCGCGGTCTTTGGCGCGCAGTCCAAGCTCAACCACCCACTCGTAGAACATCTTGCGGACGTCGGCCGGGAATCGCTCGAATCCAGGCGGATCGAATCCCGAGAGCGTATAACCGTCTTCTGATGGGGAGGATTTCAAGGTATAATCTGGCCATGGATGAACCGTCGTGGCTTGCCGGAAATCGTGCCGCATGGGTTGGCCTTCTGGACCAATGCTTGCGCGAGCTTGGCTATGAATCGCCCGATATTGCCACGTGGGTCAAGGAACGCGAAGCCGCAATCGTGCAACTGAGGGCGATCTGTGAAGAGCATGGCGATACCGATTGGGATCACACCATGAACCTGGCCGACGTCATCGAAAAACATTTGGCCAGACATCTCGGTTAAGCTGCAGACCCTCCCAGCAACACCAGCCACGCCGTGACTGTGTGCGATCCGCTATCAAGCTTGATCGTTTTAGACGCTCCGCTTGTCACGTTGCCGTTGCCGCCGCCGGTCGAATTGGGGTCGCTGATCCTGATGAACCCGCCATTAGCCCGAGCGAATGCCGGCGCGGTCGAAGGCGGCAAGATTGCCAGCCCGTTCGAGACGCCTTGGTACATGCTGAAGTCGTGGCCTGCCACTGCGTCGGTGTTGTACAGGAATATTTCCCTGATCCGGGCGAAGTTAACCGAGACGCCGTTTACGTCCAACAAACTCGTGACGTCGATAGTCTGCGTGGTTGATACGAGCGTGTAGGGCAGCGCGTGAATCGTGTCGATCTGGCCCGCGGCTGTACCGTTTGTGTATGAGAGGATCGCGCCCTGCGCGGTCGAGTTGAACGGGATGCTGACGGGGATCGTGTACGGCGTGATGACGCCCGCAACGCTATACAGGATTTCTGCCCAACCGCCGACTTTCGCTGTTACGACTTGGCCCATAATTCACACATTCAAGGTGTTTGGTAGTGCGAGCGGGATAAGGTATTCGCCGATTCCATCGGCGTTGGTGTCGATCTCGGCAACGATGCCGGTTGCGAGCCGCCGCGCTTCGTCGGCATGGAACCGGCCGCACGCAAAGTAGCCCGCGTTGAGGCTGAGCTGTGCAAGTCCCACCTTCGCCAAGGCATAGTGGGTGCAGCACTCCACGACTTGCGGCCTGACGATCAACTGGTTCGCTGCCAGGGCGTCGATGATGACCTTGTTCGGCCCCACCGATCGGGTGTAGCCGACGTAGCCGAACATGAACGCCGCTTGGGAGTGCATCCCGAACTCGCCCGCGTAGGAGTTGCGGTAATTGTTGATCACCATCCAGTCGAACCAGTTGCGGGCTGCGAGCCGCTGCGTATAGAAGCCCTCTTGGTCAACGTCCTCGTCCTGGACCTGCGACACCCATGAGGCATTGCCCAGCATGTCGGAGTAACTGTTGTAAGTCAGTGTCTGCTGTGTCGATGTTCCCGGCTGTGGCAGGCATCGCAGCAGCCCTTCCCAGATTGGCCATGTGATTCCCGAGCGGGCTGCGTAGCACGTGATCAGGTAGCCGCCGTTCGCTTCCAGCATGGCTGACTGGGCCGCGCTGATCGGTGCCGTGATCTGCCCTTCGTCGAACCCGGTCTGCGTGTTGCCGGCTGTGTACCAGGTTGGCGTGAACGTGAAAACCGGGGTCTCTGATTGTCCTGCCCAGACTGAGCCTGAGAGCGTGTCGGTACCACGCAGGTCCGTGACCGGCGTTTGCGTCTTGCGGTTGACGCATTGCAGGTCGTAAGACGCTGGGAAGCCGAGATAGATATCAAGATTCGTCAATTGATGAGCGTTCCGGCTTTAGGGTCAGCGCTAAGCTGTTCGTTGTCGGCCGCAATGAGCGCCCCGCCCCGCGGGTCGACAGAGAATTGCTCGTTATCGGCGAAAATCAGCGTTCCGGCTCGCGGATCAGCATGGATGACAAGGGTTGCTCCGATGCTTCCGACGCCTGCCACGCCCATTGACGCAAGGGCGATTGACCCGCTGCCATTTACCGCAAATGAGCCAGTCCCGGCCGAACTCAACACTCCGAGCGTTATCGTTCCCGAGCCTGTTGGGCCGAATAGCCCTACCCCGGACGGCGTGAGTGCCGCCAGCACAATAGAGCCGATGCCGTTTGTCCTGAATGAGCCTGCCCCCGATGGGGTGAGCGCTCCGAGCGTTATCGCTCCGGTTCCATCGGTCTCAAATGTCCCAGTTCCGGCCGGCGTCAGCGATCCGAGCGTAATAGCGCCCGAGCCATTGACGGTGGTGCTCACCAGAAACCCAACGCCTATCCCGGTCCAGTTCTCCGAAGAAGACAAAGTCGCCGCAGCGTTTCCAGGCGATGCGTTGGCGTTGAGGTTGTACGAGATTCCCGAGCCGAGATGAGTGCCGGACACATACGCAACGTAGCTAGTCGTATCGGCCGTGTAGCTGCCGCTAGAGCTCATAGTCGCCGAATTGACGCCACTAAGACCGAATCCGCCGACAAATAAATCCGGCGTCACTATCGTCGAATTCCCGGTCGTTGGACTGGTGCTTCCGCCGCTATTGGTTGCTGCCGTTCCGTCAAGCGAGATCACGCCGCCGCCCGAGTTGAACTCGATAACGGAGATGGAACCGAACGAGCCGTTTTGCGCTGTGATCGTGAGCGAGCCGCCCGTCGTGACGATCGCGTACCACATCTCTGACGTGACGCCCGTTCCTGCCTTGGATGTGATCTTTGTCCACGTGTTGACGGTATCTCCGACCGTAGAAAACGTCGTTGCGCCGTTGTTCGCGCCGTTGAGGATCAGCAGGTTGCCAACCGTAACTCCAGTCAGCGTCAGCGCGACATTGCCCGCGCCAGTGTGGCTGGCCGAACCGCTTTGAACTCTGGTCCATGCCATCAGCTATGGGGTGCAAACCCTGAACCCTGCTTCGCGAAGGCGCTGAAATCGTGGCCCGTGCTGGCCGCTTTCGTGATCGTTCCATTAACGGATATAGATGCGTTGCCGTAGAACACAGACCACAACGACGACATGTCGCCGACAGCGCTGATCATCGTCGCTGCGTCGCCTGCGCTGATCTGAGACCCCCCGGCGGCTGCGGGCAATGCTTGAACGCCAGCCGATCCGTTGGATGCCAGCCACCCGTTGTTCAGGTCGTTCAGGTCTTCAAGGGCCTGCATGATCTGCTGAAGCCGCGAACCGACGTAGCCGTTGAGGCTTGCGGCGGTCAATAAGCTATTTTGTCCCCATGCCATTGGTCAGCCTCCAAGCACGCCAGCCTTGACGGCGTACGCCACGGCTTGCGAAACGTGTTCTTCCGTTGTGCCGAATTTCGCCGCCAGGTCTGCGAAGTTTGGGAGTTGCGGAACAGCGATCGCGATCTCTTCCACGCTGGCCTTCTGGTCTTCAGTGAAAACCGAATGGCCATGCTCGGGGTGGCCGGTGTGCGACCACGCCAAGAGCGGGTAATCATGAAACGGCGGGTGGGGGTGGTGTCCGCCATGGCACGAACCCTTTCCGGTGCATTTGAGGCCCGATAGCGCGACGTCGCTCATCAGTTGTCGCCTTCCGTATAGGTTAATGACGTGACACCCACGGTCCCTCCCGAGCTGATCGTGGACGGGAACGAGAGGTCGCCCGACGATACGCCAGCCGAGCCTTGAACCTGTGTGTGAGTGCCGTCGTCGGTGGCGCCGTCGATGATCCGGTAATAGCCTGGGGTGCCTGACGCGGCGGCTGTGGCGCTCGTGATCGCGTTGGCGGTCAGAACGCCTGCCGACGATGTTCCGAACGTCGCCGAGCAAGGCAGCGTGACCAAAAGCGTTCCGGTCGGGCTGGCCGTTTTGGACGGCGCAGAGCCGGTATAGACCTTGATGTTGCCGGACGCGCCGATCGATGTGCTGATCGCGCCGACGATCGTGGTACGGATCGAGTCTTTGAGGTTGGTTGCCATTCAGCCGCCTTATAGTGATAGGCCGGTTGCGGTCCCGGCCCCCGTGATTACGGCTGAATGTAATCCAGCACCAAGAACCCGACGAGGCCCGTCGTATCAGCCGAACCCGTGATGGTTACGGCCTGCGTGCCAGTCAGCGCCACGACAAGATTCGAGATACCCGATTCCGCCGCGGTTGCCGCGATAATCTGAGTCGTGATCGAATCAATATCCTTGATCGCAGTGCCAACCGCCGTTGCGGGGATGAGGTTGGTCGCGGACGTGGTTTTGTTGGCTGCGACGCCAACCGAGAGGTTGGCCGCGCCTGTGGAAAACGTGGTCGTCACCACGACGGCCCGCGTGATGTGGATCGGAGCGCCTTGAGGGGGCGCCCATGAGCCCACAGCGCCGCCGGCTGTGGCTGGGACGCCAGTGAACGGAATGATTTTCGTTCGCTTGGTGTTGTTGGTCGCCGAGATCGTGACGGCGTTCGTTTGGTTGCCGGTGAACTGAAGCCGGTAGTATGCCCACTGGCTTGTCAGCCCATACATACTCTGAGGCGTCCAGCCACCGCCGCCATTGGTCCCCATGTAATTGGAGAGCTCGAAACCATGGAAATAGGTGCCACCATCGGCCATGCCGAACGTGCGCCGGTCGATGTTGTACCACGTCACGTTGTCAAGCGAGCCTTGCAGCATCACGAGCGTCGGCTCGGTGGTTGCCGGGGTTGCGTTGACCGCTTTGACGTTCAAGATATCGCCGTTGTCCCATTCGAACACTGAACTGGTGGTCGATGCCGCTGCGGCTTGGGACGTCGAAGCTAACAGGGTACCCATGATCCGTTTCCTTTCTGATCCTAACGGATCAAGAGTTAATCATGACGCCAAAGTCAGGGCGGATAACCTTGACCGCCATCCCGTAATCCATCGTCAGTAGCCAGCCGTCTTTCAGGTGCTGGTAGGACAGCATCACCCTGACCGGGAATCCGATCGGGCCAAGCTTGACTAGACGGCTTTGCGTGCCTTCATTGTTCACGAGAGGCAAAGGCCGAACGGCCAACGCGATTGCAAAGCGGTGCATCGCTACGCCCGTGTAGGTAACGCGGGTGTAGGTGTTGCCGCTGGTCAGAGAGCCCGTGTAAGGGGTTGCCAGTGTGAGCGCCGTATCGCTCGTGACGGACTGGACCGGGTACGAAACCGTATCCGCTCCGAACGTCAGCCACACCGTGTTGCCAGGTGCGGGAGGCGTCGTGCTGGGCACGGCCGCAACCTCGCTGAGAAACTTGGTTGACGAGCCAGTGACGGCAGTCGAGCCATTTGCCACCGTAACGGTTCCGGTCCGGTTCGTGCTGGTACCGGTCGGCGCCTGAACATCGTGGCGACGCTTGAAACGGAACGCGCCGTTAGCCATCCCGCCAGCGTCATTTTGACGAGCATCTTCGGCGATTCGAGCGCCGACGATGTTTTCCGCGGCCCACGCCGGGTCAGTCAGCGTGTTGGCGTGCACGTCCGGGTGGTACAGGATCGTTGCATCCTGTGGACCCCTGATCGGCACCTTGTTGCGCACCAAGACATTCCAGGCCAGTCGAGCGCTACCCACGTCCAGCTCAGCCGGGACCGTGGTGATTGGTGCGTAGCTCGCCACCGCCGGCGCGGTTGCGGTTGCGGGGAAGTTCGTGGAGTTGACCTGGGCGAAGATTTGCCCGTTGCCATACTCCATGGCCCGCTTGTACATCGGATCAATGAACTGATCCATGATGTTGGTTGACGTGAGCCATTGCTCAAAGCTGCGGATCAGAATCCCCTTGCCAGGGCGCTGCCCGAATGGCACGTCCAGCAGGGTCGCGGAAGCGTCGTCAGGAACCCAGTCGTTAGCCTCTTGGTCCTGAAAAGCGCTCACGTCCGGAAAGTTGATCCGGATCGTTTGGCCGATCGAAGCAACTTCGGGTTTCAGGTCGAGCATGACCGCATCAAGCGCGCCCAGCTCGCCAACTTTCGCTTTGTTGTACTCGCCGTTTTCAGCGCTCAGACGCTGAAAGAAGGCATTCACTTGATTGGCAGACATGGGTGACCTTTGTTCTGGTCACCAAGCTCTCGCGAGCCTCGTACGGCCTGGATACCGAACGGAGAAAGACGTGATCAGAAGCCACAGTTTCCAGCGTGGCCTACCGGGCGAGCCGGCGAATCAGACTGCGCCATCAAGGATTCCGCGTTCCATGTTCGACCGCGATGCCGCTGCGATCTTATCGGCGTTCTCCCACTGCCAAGAGGCATCCGACCACTTCGGATCGCCCGGCGGCGGAAGCTGAAAGCCTGTGCTGTTCTGGGTCTTGCGCTGGCCACTTCCGTTGACCGCCCTGCGGGTCGGCTCTTCGGTCGTCTCAGTCTTGGTTTCGCCGATCAGGAACCCGAGAGCCTCTTTCTTGCTGTCCACGAACGCCCCGATTTCGTCGGGGTCCGGTTCGCCTTGCGCCTCGTACTCTGATAGCTTATAGAACGCGTCAAGAGCCTCTTTCTTGAACCCGGCCGCGAGCGCCTTTTCGTCCAACACCTTGCGATGCTCGATCGTGGCCAGCTTTGCTTTGAGCGTCGCGTTCTCCTTGACGATCGCGGAACTGTCGGTCTTAACCTTGATATCGCCGAGTTCCTTTGCCGCCTTGTCGCGCTCCGATCGGGCGGTATCGCGCTCGCTGGTTGCTGTCACCAGCGCGTCCTTTAGCTTGCGAATCTGGTACATATACTTGGACACATCAACGCCTGCGGTCTCTCGGATTACTGCAATTCCTTCACTCATGACCCCACCTTTGCCGCTTCAGCCGCGGCCTTTTGCTGGGCGATCTGGGCGCAACGCTTACATGTGTGCCCTTCGTCGCGGTCCTCCCAATTCTCAACGATCGCCACCGCTGGCTTGGTTGGCGATGAAAATGTGTGCGACTCTTCCTTGCAGTCGTCGCACTCAAGACCCCACAGGCGCTCGCCTTTTTGGACTATCATACCATCTCCTCTTCTCCCGATTCCGGCTCGGGCGGCGGCTGTGGCAGCTTCGAGAGTGCGTCCACGATCGGCTTGACGGCATCGGAGGTTAGCTTGTGCTCAGGATGCGTGGCGCCCGGATCAACGGTTGGCTTCGGGCTCGGCACGAACTTCTGCCCACCGCAGACGTGCACGACTTCCTTGCCGTTGATGATTTCGCCACTAGCTCGCCAGTCCTTGACGCCCAAGTGGGCATGCGCCCGCAGCATATCGGCCGCACTTTCAGCCTCTTGGAACGCAGCTTCAACAGCCGGGTCTTTCTTCTTGGGCCGTCCGCGGAATGGCTTTTTTGGCGGGTCCGGCACTGGAGCATCCGGCGCTTTCGGGTCGGCTTTGGGATCAGGCATCACGATTCCCCTTTCTTGGCTTCGGTGAGTTCAAGGTTCCGCTCGTGCTCCGCTTCTGCGTCAGCCTTGGGATCTGGCATCGCGTTGGCCGCTGCCATCTCCGGATACAGCTTGGCCAGTTCTTCCGCGTCCTCTTTGATCTGTTTGGCGATCTCGAGGGCCTCGTCGCGCCCGACGTTGTACGTCTTCATGATCAGCATGATGTGCGAACTGACGCCCTGTTGAACCTTCTGCAACTCGAGGTCGAACAGATCCTGCGTCATCACCGCCAGTTGCGGCGTTGGCCACGCAAGAGCGTGATCACCCGTTTCCGCGGCCTTGAGGAGTGCGGGCTTCCCGTAGTGGTTGCCGGCACAGGTCAGAGTGCGCTTGCCAAGATCGCACTCGTAGACTTTGAACGTTGATCGTCGGCCCTCCGCACGCTTCAGCAGGGGCTCTTGTTCGACCATGAGCGCGATACCGCTGGCAACGCCCATTTGTTCCATCCGGATCGACGAGAGAGGCAGCCCGACGGCCTCCATGGAGAGCCGATCATATTTGTCGAGGTCATCCCAGCAGCCAGCAACGTCAATGTGCATTTCAAGCTGGCCGATCTCCACATGATCGCCTGGTTGATAGCCTTGGTCGGTGAACTGGCCTTGCTCGCGTGGGAGCCGCAGAAACCGCAGCGGGCCTTTGATGATCTTGAGGTTCTCGTCAGCACCTTTGACCCAAGGCAGCGGGTTCATGTGCTTGTCGATCGATTCGTCGGTCTTCATCAGCCGGTTGTCGATCGCGATTTCGGCCGTCACCAGAAAGTTGCCGGGCGCCTTGACGGAGTGGAACCCGTTCACAGGCAGATCGTAGTGGATGAACGTGAAGGGGAGGCACCCGTAATCGTGCGTCTTTCTCGTCTTGAGCTCTGCCGCCGTTCCGCCGCTGGTGGGCCTACCACCCTTCAGGCCTGGCTGTTGCAGCTTCGTCAGGAACGTCCAAACTTCGGTATCGCTCCACAGCCGGTACCGGACCTGCGTATCGTACATGTCCTTGACGCAAACCGCTTCGACAACGCGGTCATCGTCGGGGCTTGTCCACGCCCAAAAGTTCTGTTGTTCCCACAGCCGGTAGGTGATCGGCTTGACCGCGTAATCGCTGAGCGGGCTACCTTCTTCGTCGTATCCGAGCGTTGCATCGCCTGCATCGATCTGGATGGCGATCACGGTGTTGAGTGTGCTGAGCTTGTCAGCTTCAAGCATCAGGGCATTGATATGATTTTGGCGGTAAACGCCTTGGAGAAATTCATCGCCAGACGGCTCACTCCACTTTCGGCTAGGGCCTGGCTGATAAAGATTCGCACACAGTTTATCGATGCATTTCCGCAGGAATCCGGATTGGCGATGGCTTCGCTCATGCCAATCTTCCCAGGATTCGGAGTCGCGACGAAAGTATTTGTTATATTTCTTGCCGTCATAGTCGTAAAAGTCCTTGCGCTCTCGGGCGCGGTCCATTGCCTCCGTTTCGCCTTCCAGCCCGGTTTCGACTTCCTCCCGGTATTTGTTGAGGTCGATCATTAAAACGCGAACGACTGAATCAATGCATCACACACGTCGGGGCTATACCCTAGCGCGTCAACCCAGTCCTGTTTGCTCAGAAGGCACGTGGTTGGCCCGATAAGCTCGTACGTCAAATGCCTGACCGATTCCCTTAGCCGCTCTTGATAAGCCCCAGGGCAGAAGCTGAACGGCTCCTGAGTGCTGTGCGGCGCTCTCATGTCTGGAATGTGCTCGGGGTCAAGCCGGCAACGCAGCTTCCAGGCAGCTTCGGATCGCAGATTCTGGAATGATCGGTCCCGTGGATGGCCACTGCCTGCGTAGGGCCGTGCTTTCTCTAGGCCATAGCGGCGAAGGTGATTGTGGAAGTTCCGGCCGATGCCAAGCACGTCGTAACTCATGCGTTCTGCGGGGATATTCCACTTTTGGCCGATTCGTTGCATCTGGGCTGCGGCTTCGGGGAGGCCGAGAGTGGGGCCGCAAACCACTTCTCGTAAGCCCAAATTGTCTCGCACCAGAATGCAACTGGAGTCCCGTCCAACTCCTTCTGAGAGATCAACAGATAGTCGTCTAGTGCCATGGATTGGATGGTTCCCGGCAAGAACTTTTGGCTGTACCGAGAATGCGTAATCGAGCCACGTGAGTGGTACCAGCACATCAGCGGAAATTGCAGGGATTTCTGCGAGCACGTGCGACTTGTACCAGAGGGAGTTTTTGCCGTACTTGCGCTCAACGGAGTCAATCCAGGTCTTGTCAGCTAAGCCGACGGGCGACTTTTCGAGCCCGGCATGGGGTGAATCGGTAGAAGGCACCCGTATTGCGTTGACTGCGAGCCGCTTAGGAACCCCATCGGATTTGTCCTTCTCGGCTTGCCGTACGAGGTCAACAAAACGGCCTTCCGCCCGAATGGGATTTCCGATGACGACGAGCCGTTCATATCCAAGAGACTCGATAGCATCCCAGATCTCGTCTTCAACTCCTGAAGCCTCTTCAACGATGACGAGCAGGTTTTCGCTATGCTGTCCGGACGCTCGCTCAACCGACGTCGTAGAGTATCCCAAGGCTCCCCATCCATTCTCGTCAAGCTCCACCTGGAGAGGACTTGATTTCGCCCCAAGAGTAATCCGAGATCCCAGCGGTATCGGCGCGCTCTTGGCCGCTCGGCGAATCTCTTTCCACGTGACCGTGCCAAGGGTCGTTTGGGTCGGCCCGGTAATGATGACCAGCGAATCGGCTCGGGTCTGCGTCCACCAGTGCGGGATACAGCCGACAACGTAATCCTTCCCGACCATGTTGCCCGAGTAAACAACCGTAACCCGATATTCAGCAATACTTTTACATATTTCGTTCTGATACTGCCGAGTTTCGGGGTTCGGATCGAATGGCGGGCGATCGAGAAACAGGTCATTGAATAAAGACGGATCGTCGATGCACGCTTCGAGCCCGTCAATGACTTCCTCAATCCATTCATCCGTTACCTGCATTCTTGCGTTTGGCCAGCCGCTCTTTTAGCTTGCGGCTGAATTCCTTGAGTTCGAGGGGCGGCTTGGGATCTTTATCCCACAGGCCGTGGTAATCACCGAGCTTAACGAGCGCGGGAAATGGGTCTCTGACTTCCAGGTCGGTCGTCTCCGTCTCGGTATCTTCGCTGACGGTTCTGGTGACTTTGAGCTTGCGGATAAGCCGGGTTCGCTTGCGCCGTGACAGGCGCAATCGGTAGGTTCCGTCCTCTTTGATATCAAGGAATTCCCCGATATCTGCCGTCGCGATTTCAGCCACACGAGCAAGGATTTCGTCGCTCGACATGGCGACTGTTTTGAGCTTACATTCAACGGCTGTTCGGATTGAAGTTTTTTGAAGGAGCTGATATCCAAGCTGCCCAGGGTTCGCGTAGCCAGCACACCTTGCTGCCTCGCTGGCGTTTCCGTTGGCTTCTCCGAGATAAGCGTCAATGAACAGCCGTTGCTTGTAGGTAAGTTTTCGCACACTTAACAAGCTGCCCCGGAAATCGGGTTAACAAGATCGTCCGTGAACCAAACTGAGACCACTGGGCCACTGTAAAACCCTTTAATTTCTAGGCTCATTGCACTTGCCGCCCTGGCTTCGACTCCCAGTTGCTTGCGCGCTTCATTGAGGCGTCGCCACTTGACCGCCTGCCGTCGGCGTTTCTGGGGGAATATCAAGTGTCTTCAGTCCCCATCGCTGCCGCCACCTGCTTATTAACCATCGCTGTAAGCTCTGGATTCAGCACGCTCTTTGGTGTCACCTTTTCGACACCTAAAGCCCTGAAAACATGCTCTAGGTTGTTGATGATCGCAGCCAATTGCGGGCTTAGCGGCGTCGGCGGAATGAGCTGGATGGTAAACCCTGAATTCTTCGCCGACTCCAAGAACAGCACCATTGCGTCGTCGTTCACGTCGAGTTGGCGTGTGCGGGATTTGAGGCTTTCGAGTTCGGCCACCAGTTCATGGTGAACTACTCGAAGTTCGTCTTTGCTCCACTCTGATACAGGCTTATCGCGCCAGCTCACTCTTCCCCCGCCTTCATCGCCCGATCGCAAACCTGATACTCGATATCCTTCGCCTCGCAGTACGCCCATGACGTCGAGAAGCCAGCCTGCTCAAACTTCTTCTGCTTGGCCAATCCCGAGCCATCACCATCAGCCTGGCTGCATGCGTCAGCGATCCGCTCGGCCATGATCTTCGACAGTTCGGCGATTACTGCGGCGGGGTTCACTTCCCCACCGCCTTCTCGATCCGGTCAATCGACTCTTGATTCTTCCGCATGTGCTCTCTCAGTTCCGCCCGGTCGTCGATGCTGATCTTGTTCTGGGCCTTGATGATCTCAATCTGTTCTTTCAAGCCCTTGGTCATCGTGTCTTTAACGGCATTCGCAACAAACAGGGCAACCAGGAACAGAGCAATCGTGCTGATCGCCCACACCTTCAGGGCATTCCAGATCTGCTTTAGCGTGTGATCCACTTCGTGCAGCGCCACGCTACTTGGGAATAATTCGATGCTCGCCAGTCTTATCGCCCATGCGGTCCACAGCGTCAGTGAGTGCCTCAATCGAGCCTTCTAGCTTTGTAAGTGCGACTGCGTTCTCGCGTAAGACCGTTCCCTTGTCGTGTGCGATGTCGGCGAGCTGGCCGAACAGCCGGTCGATCTGCTTTTCGGATCGCTCGTTCTGTTCCTTGAGTTGCCTCTGGTTCAGCACTAGCACGGTGATGGCCGCGCCCATGCTCCCGAGGCTGGTGATCAGTTGTATGAATGTGCCGTCAAACAAACTGGGTTGTTGTGCTGCGAAAAAAATCCACTGCATCGTGTCGCACTCCGGGTCAGATTTCGGTTCTTACCCCAGAGCAGACTTTTTCTTTCGGTTTTTTGGTAGAAAAGACGATCACTATCTTGGTGGGCCATCGCAAGTGGCTCATCTACGTCCGGGGTGAGCATCGCAAGTGCAAGCCCCGGGCGGTCCTGTTATTTGCCTGCTGGCCGCTTATCAAGCCCCTTGTCGGCCAACAGATCCGCTACATCATCGATGTGAAGACAGTCGACCATACAGGCGTAGTCGTTCGCGTTCTGGACAATTGCAATGTTCCCGTTGCAGTAGTCGTTGCCGGGAACTGCGCTGTGAAGCACGCCAAAGGCGACGACTTTGCCGCCCTCTAGCTTCACGACCTTGTCGCCGTTTTTCGCTTCTCTGCCGTTACGGTAGTGCATGGCTCTCTCCTCTTAGGCTCGTTCACAGCGGGCCTGGCGGGCGGTGCTATTTCTTCTTGTCGATGTCGATTCTGCTTCCGCAGTGCTCGCAAGGCTTTTCGAGGTTGGGGAAGAATGCCGGCCTCCAGCAGTGCCCGTTGCTGCATCGCCCGGTTGGCGAGCCAGCCTCTTCCCACTGCCGGAATTCTTCGACAGAGGCAAAACCTAATCCTCCGGCAGCCTCTGCCTCGCTAACCACCCTGCCGCCAATGTCGTGCCTGCGACCGCTCACCCCGTCACCGCCGGCGCCGTCTTGCCCGTGAGCTTGTTTAACCAATCGAGGATGTGCTGAAGCTCCTCCTGCACGAATCCGATCTTGTTGATTCGCGGAATGAGGATCTGAGCCATCGCGACCCACGGCGCAGCCTCTGGCACTAATGGCACAAGCTGACCTAAGAGCTGAACGCCTTGCTTCTCAACCAGTTCGATCGTTAGGAATGGGAATTCTGATAGGGTCATTTGGCTCTCAAGAGGTTAAACCCGACCAGAGCCTTAGCCGAACTCTGGCCGGGCGACCGACTGACTAGCGAAGCAATAGGAGGTTGCGTCCAACATGATTCGGCCCGGCTGGAGCGCGATTAAGACCCGCGCCGGGCTTCCACAGCTACAAGCTGTCAGGTTCCCACTGGGTAAGTCTTCGCGCTGAACCCATCAGGGTTGCTCGCATCAGGGACAACCAGGTCGGCCGTTCCGTCGGCATTGACAAAGATTGTGCCGGCTCCAAGCGACTTCACGAACGCCTGAGCGTCTACGCCTTCGGTTGCCACGTCGGCGGCTTCCTTGGCGAGGTCTTCCGCGATGTTGCTCTTGTCCGTTTTCACTGCCGCATATTGTGCTGCGAGGCCCACGCTTGTTCTCCTGTTAGAAATTGCGACCCTACTGTGTGGTTGCCACCTGAACGATCAGCGTGTCAGGGCTGGCCGTCTCCTGCGGTGCCCCCAGGATGGCGCGGTTCGGTTAAATCGCGCCCCTGCCGGCCCTCGAACGTTAGCCGCGCACAATAAGCCGGCGGTGCTCCCATCAAAACTGAACCATCACCCCAAAACTCACCTGTACCCGCAGCCGGCCGAACAGCCTCTGAAGCGGGTGGAAGCCACGGCGTGCCGGCCAGATCCGCTCCGCTAGAACCGGGTGGCCGGGCGCGCTGGGCACGCACTGAGGAAAGCCCGCGGAAGTCGTCGCTTTATTGAGTTGACTGATTCGGCTCTTGCTTGGCTGCCCTGAGACAGAATCAGAAGGTGATTGGGGCGACGGCGCCGCAGGCTTGGATTCGATTGGCTTGGGAGGCTGCGTGCCCAACTGCATGCCGAACTGAGCCACTGAGCCGTAATAGTGCTTGGCCGGGTCGTCAGTCACGACGCCCTGCCATGTTGAAACCGTGTGCCAGGCTCCGAGCTGATGGTATCCAATCTCGCACAGATCCGGGGCAAGGATCAGCGCCCGGTGCGCTGGGCTACACAGCCAAGCGTGGAGGGCTTGTGCCATCGTCGCAAATGGTCCTGCGGCACATTGGCCATAGCCGCCAAGGTAGTGGTGTCCGAGCCCTCTACTTGCCTGCCACTGGTTGTTTTGGCTCGCTGCCGCTTCGAGGTTCTGCCGGCTGGCTACAGGCTGCAATCCGTGCTTCGATCTCTCCGCGTTCAATGTTGCAACGAAGGATGACGGCGCATCTGAAGCAGAAAGTGTGCCCGGCTGCGACTCGAAAGTCTTCTTTTCCGCATCGCACGCAACGCATGCCGCATCATCCCCTCTTGCCTGTGCCCACGTGATCGCTCCTATAAGAACAATCCCGCGTTGAGCGACCGTCCATAATCCTAGTTCGATCCGTTTCAAGATGCTGACTCCGTTGTTGATTGGCCCACCTTCAGACATCCCGTGTGGGCAAATTCTTCTCCGTAATTCATCGTGATAGCGCCTGGGAACACCATTTCTCCGAACTGGGTTTCCCACCCCTTGGGCAAAGTTGTTGGCGCCGAATGGATTGGCTGTTCGCAGATTCGACAGACTCGTTTATCGCGGGCTTCGGCTACCGTCATCTCTTCCGTTTCTCCATCCCCAGCGATATCGCCCACATCAGGCCGAACACCAAGAGCGCCTTTGGCCAATGCCGCAGTTCGTTCAAGAAGGCTCTCATTGCATCAACGGCGGATCAGGTGGAATGACCTGAAGGTCCAAGCCGGCCTTGCCCTCTCCAGGCTTGAACGGGGCCTTTGCGCTACTATCCGGGCTGGGCGCTGGCCGGTTGAGCCAACTCCAGCCCAAGACAGCGATGACGACTAGCGCGACGCTCGCGAACAGCCATGGGCCTAGCCCGGTTATTTTGGGTCGTCGCCACCGTTGCTTGACGGTGACGTTTGGCACGGGCACAGGTTCGGGCGGTATAGAAATATGTTGGCCAGTGTCGACGCTCCCTCCCGAAACGATTCGCGGTTGTTCGGGCGGTTTGAAGCCATCGCCGTAAATCGACTTAAGATAGGCTTCCACTTGTGCTCGCCCGACGTCTTGCATGCCGATCTGATCCGCAACCCAAGTCATATAGTTCGCTCGGCTTGGGCCAAGAAATCCGTTGCATCTCATGGGGTTTTGGCCGCTTGCGCGCCGGCCGCTTCGATCAAGGCTTGAGCAGCCGCAAGCTGCTGAGCCACAGGTGACGCCACGGCAACGCCTGGCACCGTCACAACCGTGGCTGATGCTTGCTGGGAAAGTTCGATGTTGAACCCGAGTGGCGAGCTATCGCGGCGAAACGTCTGGACCGTGTTGTTCGGTCCAGCCATCCATTGAGGGCCAGCTTTGTCGAGCACGGCCAGGATGGGCGCACACGCTGCGTCAAGATTCGCTACAAGGTCGGCGAATGTCATCAAACTGCCTTGGTTGGGCTCGGTGGCGGAACGCGGTAATTCGGATCAGCCATCGTGGCTTCTTGTGGTTGGAATTGCGCCGACCGCTGGGCCAAAATTGCTTCCGCGAGGTCTTGCTGATCAAGCGAATTCGCGTTGTTGACCATGAGCATGTCAGACAACATCGCGAAGTTCTGCCGTCCCTTTTCGAGCAACACTGTCACTCCGGACAGAAGCTGTGCCGCGATTTCGTCAGCGAAGCGCTCGCGACGCAGGTGGCCAGCCGCAGTGCCGGTCAGCAGATTGGCTCCAGTGAGCGCGACGAGAGCGGGGTCAATCGAGCTTCCGCCGAATGTGACCGTCCCGCCTGTAAGTGTCCCCGTCCCTTCGATGCCCATGAATCACTTCCCTTGGGTTGAAGATGCTAGCTTTGCTTCCAACGCTGCGAGACGCGAGACAATCGCTTTGTCGGCCACGTCGATGTTTACGGTGCTGCCAAGTTGAGCCGGGGCCGTTGATGTCGTGCCGTCTGACTTGACCACGTTGAACGTGATCGGCCTCGTGATCGCGTTTGTGAGCTTTTCGCTGATGCCGGCTTGTTTCTGCGCGGCTGTCTCGAGTGCTGCCAGTCTGCTCAGCACCGCACTGAGGTCTGCCGCAGGGGCATCCTTGCCCGCTGGACCGATTGGACCTACAGGGCCTTGTGGTCCGACTGGACCTGCTACGGCTGGTACCGGTGGTGGCGTGACGGCTGCGGGAGGGCTGGACGGTGGCGTGCTCGGCTCAACCTGCACGACGTTCGGGGCGTTGTCCCACTTCTTGATTTTGAAGAAGAACGGCGAGAACGTGACGATCTTGCCACGGCTGCCCGGCGTGCCTGGGGTTTGGTCGGTTAGCGTGACATTAAGAAATCGGTGTACCTTGGCAGTGCTAACCCCCATCGCGCCACTAGCTCCCGAAGATCCCCATAGAACCCCGGCAAACTCTCCTTGCTCATTGAAAATGCCACCACCGCTGTCTCCCGATTCGGCGCCGAAACTGAAAGCATGATCTGGGCTTGAGTCGCCTCGGGGCGTGGCATATCCGGTGAGTCTGCCTTCGTGCTTGTGGAGTCTGCCATTGGAGCCGAATCCGATCATTATCGATCGCGACGGAGCCGCACCGGCCAACCTAAGATCTGGGAAAGAGCCTGGGATATTTGCCGCAACTGCTGCGATGTCACCTTCGGTTCCGGTTGCGAGGAATCGCGCGGGATAAGATGCATTTCGATGTCGCACCGAGATGCCTTCTCTCGCTTGCCCGAGGACGTGGCGCGCCGTGAGGATGAGCCGCTCTCCGGTTTCGCCCGTCCCGACGATCGTACCGCTCCCGAGGCTTTGGCTTTGGCCACGATCCACCACCACCCTTACGGCGTAGTCACGCCACTGAGGCTCGTTAGATTCAATCCGGGTCCGCACTGGTGGATCAACTGGCCGGGCACAACTGCCGCCGGGGCATTGCTGGCCGATCATCGCAGCGATGAGGAGAAGTCCAGTCACTTCAGCGGTCCCTCAAAGAGCCTGTTGGCTTCAATCGTTTCTTCAAGCCGGTCCATGATTTCACGCTTCTGCGGACCGTAGACCCAAATATCAACTAGCGGGCCGACTCCGAGGCATGCTGCGCCCGGGTTGTACCTGTAGCAGGTCATCTCCGGTCCAACTCCAAGCAACCTATCCCGCTGCCACATCGCGTCAATCGTCTTCAGTTCGCGATTGTACGGGTTGTCAACTCGGTACTTCGCCCACATCTGCTCTCGCGCAATGTGCTCAAGTCGCGGCCCAAGAGCCGTGGCCAAAAGCACTCCAGCGATAAAAGCAGTCTTGTGGGTCATTCAAACTCTTTCCAGTAAAGCCAACCAATGACGATTACGCCGAGCACAACGGCCAGAACGATCCTTGCCGCGATCGGAAGGAAGGAGGGGAGATAGGCTATTTCGCCTTCTTCAGCCTGGGCTTGAATTTCGGGGCGCCCTTGGGCTGCTGCTTCTTCGCGGCATCGGTAGCATCCGAGTGAATCGCTTTCTTCGTCGTGTGCAGTCGCCAGTGATCCGGGTGGCTGCTCCAACCGCAGTCCAGGCAATATACTACCTTCCCGATGGAAACCTTCTTCGGGTGGATGCACTGTCGAGCCTGAGAGCCACTCATCACGAGCTCGAGCCAATCGAGATTGCCGGTCGCCTCGAGATAATCCTTCGCTGCCTTCAGCCCAACCTGAACGGTTCGTTGAGAGCGCTCGGTCAGCCCGGCTATCTCTCGCGTCGTCAGGCCGTTCGTCTGGTGAAGCAGCCATACAAGCCCTTGGCGAATTCTTTTGCTGATCAATCCTTGGGTCCATCCACTGGAGCGGTCCGAGGACCGGATGCCAGTCTAGTACGCCATGAATGCGCGTGGGCTGCCGTCGGCGCCTAGTGTCACGGTTAGGCATTGAATCAGTACGCACACAAACGCGCACGGCGCACAGTACGGACAATACGGACAGGCTTTTTTGCCCGGAAAACGCAATAAAGCCGAAATCGCAACAGCGGGATGGGCTACATGCCATAACGCAACAATCACGCGAAAACCGCTTAGAATTTGACGATTTACTCAAACTCTGTCAGGGAATTGGCATTGAACTCGCCCCGAAATTGTTTCGCGGCTTTCCTTGAGCCGGCGCCATTGCTGGGGTATATACCGAACACGGGATTCGTCAGGGAGGATGTCAACATGGCCCGCAAATCCACAATCTGGCCGCGCAAGGGCAGAGGCTACTGGTCGACAATCCGGGGCCAACAGGTCTTTCTCGGCAACGATCTCAAATCAGCCAAGCGTGAATTTGAGCGCCGCCAACTCGAGCGCGCGACGACACAGCCGGGCCGGCATACTGTGCCGCAGCTCTGCAAAATATACCTGGCATGGTCGAAGGGCGAAGTAAAGCCGGCCACCCAGCGCAACTACCGCTACGCGCTCTCGGCATGGGCTGCGGACTACTACGACGTTAAGCCGCGCGACCTACGGGCCTACCACGTCACGCGGTGGCTTGCGGCTCATCCCGAGTGGAATGTGACGACCAAATGTTTGCGCGCTCGGTGCGTGAAAATCTGGTCGGCCTGGTGCGACGCTGAAGGCTACCTTGACGGAGATCGGCTGCGGAAGGCTCGACTGCCAACGCCCCTGACTCGCGAGCCAGTTCCGGTCGAGGATCTTGAGCGGTTAGACCGCGCCATCACGTGCCCATCGTTTGGCGCATTCTTCCGCGTTCTGTTCGACACAGGAGCGAGGCCGGACGAGATTGCGACCCTTGAGGCTGGCCGAATCGACTGGGCGGCGCACACGGCCGTTGTGGTCGGCAAGAAAGGCCCACGGCTGATCGGGATAACGCCTCGCTGCATCGCGATTCTGCGGGAGGAAGCCAAGGCTTGCCCGTCCGGTCCGATCCTGAGAACGCCGCGCGGGTCCGTCTGGAGCGAAATGAATCAAAAACGGCACATGGATCGATGGCAGATCGTTTCCAAGGCGAGCACCCATCTGACGCCATACGATTGCCGGCACTCCCTCTGGCGTCGGTGGCATGCCGCCGGAATCTCCGATATCGTCATATCTCGACAAATGGGGCACAGCCTGCGAGGAGCGCCCTCCCTTTCTTTGCTGAACTCAACCTACGGCCATGCTGGCGCTTCTGAGCTATCGGCTGCGGCTCTTGCGGTTGAGCAGGCTGCAAGCGCTGCCGCCGCAGCCACTCGACCGCTTCGGATAGGATGAACCTCACGTTTCGGTTTCCACCCAGCGGATAAGATGGCAGCGGGTCTTCTTTGCGCAAGCGGTACTTGCTCACCGTGCTTTTGCACACGCCGAGCGCGATGCAAACTTCCTTGGCGTCACAGAAAACTGGTTCACTCACCTGGCGCCTCCTGGTGCTGGCTGTCCTAAATTCCAGTCATAAGCTTTGTTCAGCCACTTCAAAATTGGAGCCTCTAGCGGAAGCCAATCGACGTACGGCATGCTGTAATGGCCGTTACGCCAGTCCCACCACTCGTCGCTGTTGCGTCCACTCGTCACATTGAATCGACAACGACTTTCCACAGATCGGGCACACCGCGATTTCGAGCGGAACAACTAGCACGGCCGACGTCTCAACCATGGTTCTCGCGCTCATCCACCATCCCCCTTCCCGTCGTCGAATTTTGCGAGGGCTGCTGTCAGTGCAAGCACAATCTGAAAATGCATGGCCTGCTGTTCTGTAACTTCACTGCTCGTTATTTGCTCCGCGCCGAGAACCTCGAGCGCCGCTCTCGCCGCCTCCACCAACTCCTGGACCGCCGCTCGCTCGCGGAGTGCTGCGATGGCGAGCTCCATAGATCCAACTTCGCATCCCAAGGCCCGCCAGTAGCGTATATCGTGCTCGAGTGCCTTAATCGCTTCTTCGTTCGTCATGGATTGCCTTTCTCCCGCTGTATCGCGTCGTAAACTTCTTTGCGGTGCACTTCGATGTCTTTCGGGGCATCGATTCCGATGCGGATCTTGTCGCCCTGGAATGACACAACCGTTATCACGATGGTGTCGCCGACCATGATTTGTTCATTCTTCTTCCGGCTGAGTACGAGCATTGAGCATCCTTTCTAGCTGTTCATCCGTTAAAACGCGTTCACTCCGCCCGTCCTGGTACGCACAAATCCACATCCACTGCTCCGCGTTCTTGAAATCAATCGGCACGCCTGGCCCACTGCTGAGCTTCCCGAGGCTGGCATGATTCCTGCGGGAGTACACCCGGCCCGAGCCTTGGCAGTGCATCAGGTCTGGAGTGAGGGTCAGGTAGATGTGGGTTAGCGGGTCCATTAGCTTGCCTCAATCATTGCGTCCATTGCGATTCCAGAATCGGTTAGCTCCCATTTCCACGGTGGCTTGTCCTGCTGTTTCAAATAGGGGAAATCTACTTCCATGCGATCAAAGCGATTAACTTGATATTCGTGGCGTCCAGCCGACTTTCCTTTCCCATTCAGAATGCGAACCACTTCCGCCCAACGGCTACCAGATAGACCGTAATCCCAAGGAAAAAATGGCGGCTTGCGGCCGACGCTTGGGCCAGGGTGAACGATGCGATAGCCTAGGTTTTTGATAGCGCTCCCAATCACATCATCTATTGTTCCTGAAACCATGTTTATAGGCTTGCCTTCACCATCAAGATGGTACGCCACTACGGCGCCGTGGTTGTCTATATGAAGCAAGTAAGAACGAAATCCCTTGCCGTCTGTGAACATATTTGGGAAAAAACTCACGTGAGCCACTCCACGACGATAAGCTTCCGCGAGATCACGCCGCCCTTCACTTCTTGCACTTTCCACGGCAGCCTTGGCGACCACCGTGCCAACCACCAAGTGAGATTCGGCCACTTCTGCGAGCATTGCCGCAACTTCATTCGGGTCAGGCTTTCGCTCGTCATTCTGCGGCCTTTGGTTTCGACGTAGATGATTCGGCCATCCCAGCAACTGAGCATAAAGTCAGGCTGATACGTCGTGTTGCCGTCAAGGGGCAACGGGGTCGGTTGATGCGTGTAACTCATCAACTCATTGGCGCTTGGCAATGCCTTCAAAAACTCCCGCTCGGGCTCGCTGGGGCCTTTGGGCTTGGGAATAGTCCTCCCATAATAATCTCGGCCTTCCGCAATCAATTGGGCATCCACGTGTCCTCCGATGGTTCCAGGCTTTCCGATTTCCGCGCTAAAGTGCCTCCGCACAAACGCAGCATCAGCCGGGCTCATCGCTTCGAGGTCAATCACGATTCCCCTCCCCCGCTCAGCGGAATCTCAAGCTCGTCTTCATCGGGCGCAAATATCGCCTCAACCAATGCTTGATCAACGGCAGACAATGGGACGGGCTTTCCGTCTTTCATCAATAGCCATTTGGGTTGCCTGTTCAGTAATGCCCACAGTCGCGCCTGCTCTTTCCGCGACTTGTCGAGCTCTGTTTCAAGCTCTTCGATGTACTTCTCCATCACTCCGACAGCCTGATCATGGTGCATCCGTCACCCCTCCCCCCGGCAGTTCATCTGTATCCTCCGGGTCGCCTGCGAAATCAAATAGCTCGTCCATGCTGGTCGCGATACAATCGACCATCTTGTACATCAGCTCGGGCTCTTGCTGATCCATCATGAGGATGCACGTGCGCTTGCCGGCTCCGACACACCAACCCATTTCGATGTGAGCCGAACGACCACAAGGCAACACGAGAACGCACGAATCGGCCCACTTCATCGCGTCGAAGTCGCTGGTAAAACCGGATTCGGCAATCGGATTAGCGAGCGATCGTCGGTATGCGTTCGGCGTCCATTGCTTCCAGTCTCCGTCAATGGCTGACCAGTGGAACCCGTTGTCACCCGGCTTTGGGTTCTTGAAGTCGTAGACCTCGTGGCCCAGCGCTCGAAGCGCGGCAACAATGCCGGGCTGGGCCAAATTTCTCCACGACGACGCAACATAGATTTTCATTTCGACTCTTCTCCTTCTAGGGGAATCTCTCCGGTATCCTCCGGATCGCTGGGCAGCCCGTGGTTTTCCAGGCACCGCACCGCAAGGGCCGCGATGCGGAGAACGTTGAGCGTGCTGGCTTCTACCCGCACGATTTGATAGATAAAATCCAACTCGTCATCGAGCGAAAACGGCGCCGAGCAGTCTCGGTCCTGCTTTGCCCGCTCGCGGCCTATCGCGGCGAATACGTGGCTTTGTTTGACTGGCATTGTTTCCCCCAATCGTTTCGCGTCACGCACCACCCAACGCAGTAAAGTTTTCACGCCTCGCCCTCCCTCACAAACCGAAACCGATTCGCCGTGCCTCGCTTAGGCAAGCACCCCTCGCACAGCTCGATCTTCGGGCCATACTTGAAAGTGCCGGCTCCAATCTGGACGACCCAGACGCCTTCCGTTGCGCCGCAGCGGCATCGCGTGCCGGGCACGACGCCTTTGCGGCGTTCGGCCCTTTTCCTGAGCATTACGGATTTTCGGTTCGTCTGGAGCGTCACTTCCCCTCCAGTTCCGCCACGCGGGCCTGGGCGGCTTCCAGGGCATCGGCCCAGCGGCAAGCAATTTCACGCTCCACCGAGCCTTCGCGGCGAAAGTTTCGCATCTCCCGCACAACCTCCCCCGCCTCCCTCTCAGGCTGGGAGAGAATTTGGCGCGCGATCTGATCGATGCGGTTCCTTGCGATCCAGGTAATGCGTCGACTCTCTGGATTGCTCTCATCGTATTCGTCTATCCATGCTTTGCGGTACGCCATCACCGCTTCCGCCAGCTCCCGTTCGATTCCCATAACTCCCCCTTAAAAATCGCTGCCCCTTCGCGGGTCAGTCAAACAACGGAAAGTGCTCTGCCTTCTGGACCCGCGGAACGATCTGATGAGGCCTTTCCAACCGTCTCGTTCCCAGCCTGCATTGACTCATCCTCAGATCCAGGCCTATGCCGTGCCGACCGTGCGCATTCGCCACGCTGACGGTTGTGCCACTCCCCGAGAATGGGTCGAGTACGGTTCCGCCAGGCGGACAGAGCGATCTGACGAACCACTCGGCTAGCTCTGCGGGGAACGGCGCTTCGTTCTCATGGGCCCCATCCCAGCCGAGCTGGCCGCCGCCCGTCGTGGTTTTGATCAGGCATCCTGGATTCGCGATGGCTGGCGGTACGTAGTTCCATTCCCCGCGCTCGTCGCCTTCTGCCCAAACGCTTGAATCTCGCGGGCTCATCGTCTTGCCGAGGCCTTGTGCCACTGCCGCCTTGCGACGGCCCCCGGCTTCGGCGCGGGTTTCGATTCGGTGGCTAGGCTTAACCGTTCGTTTCTTCAGAACCCCGTCGGGCCCGCGATCTGACTGATTCTCGTGACCGCCCCACTGATTACACCGCGTCCCGTCGCTCATCCTGTGCGACATCTCGCCCCCTGGCGCCCACTTGGGCGGATGCCCCATCGCGGTATTGTCGGTCCACGGCAGCGGGCCCGAGCGCTTGAAGCACATCGCGTACTCCACGTCAGCCCTGAACCACTGGTCGCCGCCAGACCCGCTGATTCCCACCCGATGCCAGAAACAAGGCCTATACGCGGATCCGCCACGCTTGAACCACTCCCACATGAGCCCCTCGCAAGCCGGCTGGTAGTTCCGGTCTCGCGTCGGGCCCCAAGCGATCCATACGACGCAGCCACGACTAACCCGCAAGGCCTCTTCTGTGGCGGCCAGCATCCACGCCACCCACCCGTCTGTGTCGCGGCTGATGCCCAGATCAATCCCGGCCTCGAGGTACAGCCGAGCATCAGTGTAGGGGGGCGATCCGAATACCAGATCGACTGACTGATCGGGCAGCGGTATCGCTGCGGCATCTGCTTTTGCGAATAAATGGCTCACGCTAGCTCCCCATTGCCTGAGATGGTTTCTATGCGGAACATGGCATGCTCAAATAAAGGGCCGTCCATGGCCACGCGGGGTCAGGGGCTGCCGTAGTAAAAATAGACGCCTTCCGTCAGCGACCACTTGAACGCGCAGTGCAAATCCTCCATCGCTGCCTGCTGAGCCGCCTCGATCTCGTCGGGGAACGGGATCAGCCGGAAAGTCGCTTCCGCGGCATCAACGTCTACCGTGCAGCGGATCGGGTAGCAGTCCCGCACACCGGCCGTTTTGAAAACGGGAACGCTAAGCGTCACCACTTCCGGGATGTCTCCCTCTGTCGCGTTGACGGCAGCGTTGATCGTCTTGCCGAGCGATTCCTTTTTGCGGTCGACGGTTCCGGCCGTCGTAGAGCCGGTCTCGAACTTGACGCACTTCACGATGTTCAGGAGCGCCCCCGGATCAAGACAGCCCGCCAGGTCGATCCTGAGCATCTTGACGAACTGCTTCTGGTTGAAGCAGGTGCGGCCTCGCAATGCCTTGGCGAACGTGAATGCATCCGACTCTTCAAGAGCCATTGTCGCCTTTTCGCAACGGTGCCCGTCGTCGTCGATCACCAGGACGATCGCGGCTTCGTCGAACCAGATAACCGCCGGCGGACCGAACCGGTTTGCCAGTTCGATAATCTCTCGGAGTGCGCCCGACGAATGGGCTCGCGGTGGCTTTGGATTGGGTAAAATCACCTGGCCGCCGTGCCATAGGTATGATGCCTGTCGTGGCCCTGACGCCTCTTCGATCTTCGCCGGCGCGACCGCCTCTTGGGCCAACTTGCTCAGATATTTCAACGCACTAAGAATCATTCGTCCTCATCCTCTGGCAACATCGTCGCCTGGTTAACGTTGTCGGGGCTGTCTTCATTGAAAACGAACATGCCGCCGCTCTTGGCCTGACGCACTCCGAGGCTGCGAGCCTTGGTGACGTAGGCAGGAAAGACGGCCTTGGCGTGGAGCTGGCACTTGGCTTCGCTGCATGTCATGTCGTCTTCAAGAACGGGCGTAATCTCGAACGTCAGGGTAACCTTGCGGACGGTTTGATCCGCCGGCCTGTCGATACAGTCAAGGGCTGCGCGGTTCAGTAATTTCTCAACCGCAGCCGCGCCGCCGGGGTCGAGATTTCGCACGGAATCAAGGGACAGCTTTTACAGGTTCATGGGTTCCTTTCGGGGTTAGGGTTAACCTCTCATCTCAGCCATCGCATCAATCGCCTTCGTTGGCTTGGCTCACGACTTCTCCGGTTCTTTCCACTCGGGCTTGATGATCACAGGTGTTCCGCTTTCTGCGTCGCGCTGGTCGGATTCGTTGGCGAACTTGATGAGCCATAAGCGCTCGCCGCTGTATGTCGGGATGCCTACAAGGCTGGCGAACACTACTCGGGTTTTGGTGGTCGTGGTGGTCATGAAGACCTCATTCGGTCAAGCGCCTCTCGCAGTCCCCTTGGAAGGTTAGCGAGCTCGACTTTCGTCATGGGTTCCTGTGAAGGGTCGTCGGTCTGCCACTCGGGATAACGGCCCCCAGTTACGTCGTACAGGTCCGCCACTTTCACGAATTCATCCTTCGACGACTCTTTATGCAAGAACATCATCTTGCGGCCCGCAGCACAGACGCAGTGAGCAACTGTCCGCATGACTTTCCGCTTGTAGCCTCGATAGCCGTCAAAGACGTCTATGACGGGTTCTCCCGTATAATTGATATGGAAAATCGTTGCCCAACCTCCGCCAGAGCAGAACGGGCAGTCGTGCGATTTGCTCGCCGCAGCGCCCATGCTGTCCCGGCTGATGTCGTCGCCAGGGCGGTCGCGGCCAGCATCGTCGAATTCGTCGTGTAGCCTCATGCCTTAGCCTTCCGTGATGCGATAAGCTCTTGGTATTTCCGTTCGTCGGCATCTCTCTGCTCTTGGGAGCGCGGGTCGGGAGCCGGGTCGCTTGGGGCGTGAGCGGCCTTGGCGGCTGCGTGGCCGTTGCGCTGAGACTGAATAGGGAATAGCCCCTGCCATGAATGCAGGATCGATTGCTGAAGGACGGCAGACGGGGCGTGCCCAGATCTCTGAAGCTCCTGGAGTTTTGCGACGGCGAGCTGTCGGGCTCGGTTGCTCATCGGCTTGCGGATCTTGCGGCGCATCTCCTCGTAATCTAGCCAGTCATTCCCGTTGATTGAATCAGGCAAAATAAAAGCCGGCTCGCCCGGCGACTTTTTGGTGGGGGGGATTAAGGGGGGAGATAAGAGGGGGAGTGTGAGGGGGGGAAAAGAGGGGGCATCAAGGGGGGCACCTTTTTGAGCGCTCACCGAGCGCTCGGTGAGCGCTCGCTCTACGTTCCCATTCCGTTCCTCAGAACGTTCCCCGGAACGTTCCCTTTCCCGCTCCTTGAATCGCCGCGTTCTCTCAGTTACGTCGTCACTCTTTGGTTGACGCCTCTCCCATCCATGAATCCTAAGCTGTTTCGTGTTCACGTCTTGCTCTAAGAATCCGCTAGACAGAAAGAATTCGACCATCCGCGTAACCGTTTTCGACCTCACCCGTAGGTGGATCGCTATTTGTCGCTCAGATGGAAGGCTTCCTCTTTCCGATTGTCGGGAGGAAATGGCCAGAAGTCCGACGTAATACCACCTGAATTCGAGCGAAAGTTGGAGCACTTTCGGGTCGTCAATGATCGAATCGTAAACCCGAAACCAGTCCACAAGGCTGCGCCTCAAAAGAAGGTGAAGAAGTAAGGCCGTCCGTGGCCACCCGCGTGTCGGCGCGGGGTTCATCGTGATTCCATTTCATCCTCGCTCGGAAACATCGCCTGGAGTTCTTCCAGGCTGTAATCCGGCGAATCACAGTCGCAGTCCTCGTTATCAGATCCATCGATGGCCACCATCGCTCCGCAGCCACCACGGCACCGC